AGACCTAAACGAAAACGAATAAATACATTACAATAATTTAAAAGGAATAACAAATGAAATTATCTCAGCTTACAGCAAAACCCCAACTAATAGACGTTCATATTGATGACGAAGATACCATTAAAGAATTTGGTGAGCCAATACAATTCTATACATGGGATCGTCAGCCTATGGACGTGTTTATGAAACTAGCAAACGCAAGCGGACAAGATACTGGTGGTATCATTAGTGTTGTTCGTACACTTATCTTAGATGAAAAGGGTAAAGAAATCCTTAAAGATGATGCTATGCTACCAACACATGTATTGATGAAGGCAATTGCAAAGGTCACTGAACTACTGGGAAAGTAACAAAAGACACTATTGATCCTAACAGTGAAAAGATGGCACTGATACTGATGATCGATAGTTTAGGTAAACGTTATGGAATGTTACCTAGCGAAGTATTATTAAGAAGTAACACATTTGATTTGTACATTATGGATGCATCATTAACATTTGAGAATTATCATCATAAGAAAGCTATGAACAATGGTGTTGCTCCTGCGCCTGACTATTCAACAGATGAATTAGTTGCTATGTTCAATCAAAATAAGGATCAATAATGTCGGTGACAATTAAAAACAGTATTACTAAAAGCTTAAAGAATATTGAAAAAAATCTTGCTCAAGTGCCAAAAGAAGCTTACAAGGAATTTGTACAGAATACTCCTATTCGTAGTGGTAACGCAAGACGCAAAACTAGATTAGATGGCACAAAGATTAAAGCGCAATATCCATACGCTAAAAAGTTAGATGAAGGTTTTAGTAATCAAAATCCAGATGGTATGAGTAAACCAACTGAAGATTTTATTAAAAAGCGTGTCGCGGCAATATTAAGAAAGAAATAAGATGGCAAATGATTTACAGTTTTCAATGGGGATTGATGATAAGATATCACCAACACTTAAAAAAGTTGAAACGCAACTATCTACATTAAAAAATAAGTTTAGTGCGTTGCAAACTTCTGTGGCGGCTGTGTTTACTGGTGCTGCCGTAACTAGTGCAATTAGATACGCAGATGGAATAGCAGATATTTCAAAAGCAACTGGTGTAGCTACACAAAGCATTATTGGATTCAGCAACGCAGTAGTAGCTAATGGTGGAGATGCACAAACAGCCGCTTCAATGATTGTTAAATTAGGATTAAGCATAGAGGATGCTAATCAGGGCGCAGTAAAAATGCAAGACGCCTTTAGTGATGTTAATGTATCATTAAATGATTTGAAAACATTAAGTGACCAAGATTTGTTTGCGAAAACAATATTGGGTCTATCAAAGATTGAAGATAATAGTAAACGTGCGGCATTAGCAACTCAGCTATTAGGTAAAGGTGCTAAAGGCGTAGACTTTGCAGGAGTAGGTGGCGATATTGGGAGAGCGACACAAGCCGCTAGTCAATATACGGCAGCAATCGCAACAGCGGCAGAAGCTAATGATAAAATGGCAGCAGTGTTTAATACATTCCAATTGTCTTTATTAAAAGCTATTAAGCCAATGCTAGACTATTTGAATGCGATTGATCCTAAAAAGATTGACGATTTTGTTGCGGCATTAGTACAGATAGGTGGAGCGGCAGTAGCATTTACTGCCCTAGGTAAAGCAATACAATATGTTGGTGTAGCTTTTACGGCAGTTGTAGGATTATGGGCAGCCGGCACTGGGCAAATGGCGGCAGGTGTTACTGCATTAGGTGGTGCATGGGCAAGCTTTACTAAAACATTTAGTTGGGCTCTAGGCTACATAGACAGGTTCTTAAGAGCTACTCCAATGTTTGCAAAAAGCAATGGCTTATTTAATAATATGGTTACATTAATAGGCAAGTTAGCCCAACGCTTTGCTCATGCAGAAATAGCGGCTGTAGGTGCGGCCGCTGGATTAGCCTTATTTGCAACCGGGACAGCTAAAATAGTATTAGCACTTGCTGGTGTGGCAGCTGTCGCATATGGTATTGGTTCAATAATTGATGCTGTGTTTAACACTAGAATTATTGATGGCTTTACTGAGGGCGTGTCTAATCTTTATAATATGACTAAAAAGTATTTAGGATTGGGTCCTAAAGACGCAGGTGACGGTAGAGGTACTTACACTAAAAAACAGATTGATGGCATAAACAAATATGCTGATGAACAAATGAGAGCGTCTAAAGCTGATCGTGAGCAGTTGGATACTCGTATGAAAGCCTTAAATGAATTTAAGCTTCAGCAAAATCAAATTGTTCAATCGTATAAAGAACAAAATAAATTAGTTAAAGATGCTTTAGACTTAGAAGTAGGACTAGTTGGCAAAACTAGTGATGAAGCAGAAAAAGTAAGAACAATTGCTGATATTAGAAATAAAGAAGTTGGTATTATTGCTGACTTAGTTAAACAGCAACAAGCATTACAACAAGCAATGAAAGTACCTGGCACTAGTGCCAATGAAGTAAAAGATTTACAAGATCGTTACGATGCTATTGGCGGTGCAATAGCTAGTGTTAAAGCAGAAACAAATGCACAAGTAATTAGTGTTGGTCAATATATTGATAAAATACAAACAGCTAAAGCAATTGAGCAAGCTAGAGTAATTACGCTTGAGCAAATGTCACAGCAGATGCAAAAACAGCAAGAGATTGCCGGTATAACTAGCGGTGTGTTTAGTAATTTACAAAAGCAATTGGGTGAGATTCAATTTGGTAAAGAACAAAAAGGTCGTTCAGTATTTGAACAGCAAGAAGAACAAATAAAACGCAACATTACATTATTAGAAAATGATATGGCAAACGCTGTTACAGAAGCGTTTACTACAGAAGATGGAATTGGCAACGTTGCGCAATATGGCATTGAGTTAAAGAAAGTCTATGATTTAACTAATCAGTTAAGGATAGCACAGTTAAGTGAGTTAAAAATTAGTAATCAATTTGCTACTGGTTGGACAGATGCTTTCAACAAATACATTGATAGTGCAACTAATGCCGCTACTATGGCAAGTAATGCGTTCAATAGCATTACAAGTAATATGAATAGTGCTATTGATAACTTTGTAGAGACAGGTAAGTTTAGCTTTAAAGATTTTGCAAGAAGTGTTATTCAAGATTTGGCTAAAATTGAATTAAAGAAACAAGCGGCACTTGCCATGAGTGGGGCAAGCTCATTCTTAGGATCATTGTTTGGTGGTTTCTTTGCAGAGGGTGGTAATCCTCCAGTAAATAAGCCAAGTATCGTTGGTGAGAATGGTCCTGAATTGTTTGTACCTAAAACAGCAGGCACAATAGTACCTAATGGTGGTAGTGTTGCTAATGCCGCACAAGGCAATACATACATTACAAATAACATTAGTGCTATTGATGCCAAATCAGTCGCACAATTGTTTGCTGAAAATCGCAAAACATTATTTGGGTCAGTACAAATGGCACAAAAAGAATTGAGTTATGGTAGATAAGGAATAAAACATGTCAGGTTTACAATCAATATTAAATTACTGTAATGGTCTACAAATAGATAGACGCAAAGTAGTTGGCATACAGTACACACGAAATGAAATACCTCGTGTAAGTCAAACACCAACAAGAAATCCATGGAAGTTTACATTAGATATGCCAAATCGCTATCGCTACAATGAAGCACGTAGTTTAATGGAACAGCTTGATAATTTAGATAGAATTACACCACAAGTAATTACATTTAGCAATCTTCCTCAACTTAGTTGGATATTTAGATATCAAGGTGCAATGACTGTAACACAACGTAATGCTATTACTGTTACTAGTTTTGTCGGCAATCAATTAGTATTAGGTAACTTACCAGTAGTTCCAAATACACGTGTATTGTTTGAACCTAATGATTTGATACAGATTGGTAATAATTATTACCCATTCACTAGCACAACACAAATATTGCGTGGAACTAGTGGTACAGTTACAGTCACAACTAACAGACCAAACATCATTACTGCAAGCGTAGTTGGTAATGGCATAACAGTTGGTAATAGTTGTAGCTTTACAATGTTTTGTCCAAATATGCCAACATACAAATTAATTCCTGGTGGATATCAAAAGACCAATGGAGTATTAGTTGGTAATGCATTGATTGAGTTTAGTGATGCATTTGAATTGTATGAATTTGTGGGGACAGCATAATGGAAAATATCCCAGCAGTTGCTAATAATAAACCATTAGTAAA